AGTACATTCGGCGGATCCCCAGACTCATATGGCGATGTGGTGGCACCCGGCGCTTTCGCGGAAAGTCTCGTGAAGCATCGGCGCGACGGCACCATGCCAATGATGTTTTTCGGCCACGACGCTAGCGAGTTGCCGATCGGTGACTGGTTGGAGTTCGCGGAAGATGGAAAGGGCCTGTGGGCCAAAGGCGCTCTCGACTTGGAAGACCCTGTGAGCATTCGCGTCCACCGCGCAATGAAGCGCAAGCGCGTACGTGGATTGTCAATCGGGTATCGCATCCCCGCGGGCGGCTCAAAGCCCGACGAGAAGCGACCGGGCGTCACGATCCTTGAGAAGGTCGATCTTGTCGAGGTCTCTGTCGTCAACATGCCGGCGAACAAGCGGTCGCTGGTGGATGTGGTCAAAGCAGGGGTGTTGACCGTCAACGAGGCCCGCGCCCTCGAAGGCCTACCCCCATTAGAAAAACAAAGCCGCATGGATGAATTCGCCCGCCGTCTACGCGATGGCGATCCCATGCCGATCAAGGAATTCGAGGACATCCTGCGTGAGGCAGGGGTTCCGAAAAGCATGGCCGTAGCGATCGCCTCGCACGGCTATGCCAAGGCCATTCGGAGTGAGTCCGAGGGCGATCAGGCGAACGACGCCGTGGCGCTGCTGAAGGCACTGCGCGGCTAATCTCAACCCATCGCTCTAGGAGAACACTCATGAGCAACGAAAACAAATCCGCGGCCGAACTCGCCGCTGAAATCAAGGCCGAGCATCAGAAGTCTGTTGATGTCGTGAAAGCGATTGCCGAGGAAGCGCTCGGCAAGGCCAAGTCCGGCGAGGAAGTGACCAATTCTCTGAAGGAGAAGGCAGACGAGGCGCTTCTCAAGATGAACGGTCTGACCGAACAGGTTGCCGAACTTGAGCAGAAGATGGCTCGCGGGGGCAGGGGCGGCGACGAGCGCGAAAAGTCACTTGGTGAGCAGTTCGTAGAGTCGGAAGGCTTCAAGTCTTTTGCCGACAGCGGCTTCGCCAAGAGCGCACGCGGTGCCGATCTGCGCATCAAGGCCACGCTCACCTCCGCAACCAGCGACTCTGCAGGTTCCGTCGGTGACGCCATTGAGCGCACTCGCCTCCCTGGCGTCCTTCCTCTCCCGCAGCGTAGGCTCACCGTCCGTGACCTGCTCACTCAGGGGCAGATGGACGGCAACGCGCTCGAGTACGTGAAGGAAACTGGCTTCACCAATAGCGCCGCTCCGGTCGCTGAAGGCGCGGCCAAGCCGGAGTCGGATCTGAAGTTCGACATCGTCACCACGTCCGCCAAGGTCATCGCGCACTGGATGAAGGCATCCAAGCAGGTTCTGTCTGACATCGCGCAGCTTCGCTCGATGATTGACCAGCGCCTGCTCTATGGTCTTGCCTATGTGGAGGAAAACCAGCTCCTCAACGGCGATGGAACCGGCCAGAACCTGCACGGGCTCATCCCGCAGGCGACGGCTTACTCGGCCCCGTTCACACCGACCGACGGCACGGCGATCGATACCATCCGCCTCGCTGCCCTCCAGGCTGCGCTCGCGGAATATCCGGCAACGGGTATCGTCATGAACCCGACCGACTGGGCTCGCATCGAACTGACCAAGGATGCTGGCGGAAACTACATCATCGGCGTACCGCAAGGCGGCATCAATCCGACCCTCTGGGGCCTGCCGGTCGTCGCAACGAAGGCGATCACCGTGGACAAGTTCCTGGTGGGTGCGTTCAAGCTCGGTGCTCAGGTCTTTGATCGATGGGATGCCCGCGTCGAGACGGGCTACGTGAACGACGACTTCACCAAGAACCTTGTCACGATCCTTGCTGAAGAGCGTCTTGCGCTGGCCGTGTATCGGCCGGAGGCCTTCATCTACGGCGATCTGGGCTACGTCTCCTAAGAGATCGGCTCGGTAAGGCGGGCGGCTTCGGCTACCCGCTCTCTGAACCGATGGAAGGAATTCCCCATGGCAATCAAATCGAAGCAGCAGGCCAAGCGGAGCTTTGCGGGCTTGCTCGGCGCGAATGAAGGCGATCGGCCGGAAGCGCCTGAGAACACGACGGCCCCGGCTATCACGGGAACGGCCCAGGTAGGTGAAACGCTGACAGTAACCCCGGGTGTGTGGACTGGTGTCGCTGCGCCTTCGCTGTCCTACCAGTGGGAAGCAGACGGTGAGCCGATCGCAGGTGCTACCGGGACGACCTACGCCCCTGTCGCAGATGACGTCGGAGTAGAGATCACTGTGACCGAAACGGCGGTGAACTGGAAAGGGTCCGCGTCTGTGACGAGCGCCCCTACAGATGCAGTCATCGCAGCCGAAGAGGAGTAGCAGCCATGAAATACACCGTCATCCGCCAGCATTTTGGCGACCGGATGTATATGCCGGGAGAAGAACGCGAGGCAACTGCCAGCGACGTACAGCATCTGGTGAAAGCGGGCGTCCTGCAGGAAGCCAAGGCCAAGGCTGAAAAGCCAGCCGCCAACAAGGCCGAGAAGTCGGCACCGAAGAACAAGAGCGAGTAGCCTTGATGCGCCGTCCCGTCCTTGTCACGCCAGCAACAAAACTGCCTGTCTTGATTGAAGAGGTGAAGCTTGCGCTGCGCATAGACGAGGCGGAATTGGACGCCGAAATTGAAAGCCAGATCCAGGCTGCTGTCGCCCACTATGAAGGCTGGAACGGCATCCTCGGCATATCCATTACGGAACAGGAGTGGCGGCAGGACTACGACCGGTTTGATCGCGAGCTGCGCTTGCTTATCGGACCCGTGCAGCCGGAAGGCATGGCTGTGACCTATCGCAGCCCAGACGGGCAGCTATCGACCGTGTCACCTTCAGCCTATGCCCTCCGCATCGATTATGCGGGCAGGGCAAGCGTGCGCTTTGACGCCAGTTACCAGTTACCATCCGATCTGCACGAAAGCGGCGCGGTGTCGGTGACGTACCGGGCGGGCTATTCTGAAGTGCCGCACGACATCAAGACGGCCATCAAACTGCGCGTGCAGATGATGCTGGATGAGGCCGCGCAAGCGAACCTTCAGCATCTTGAGCGGGCTGAGGATGCGCTCATAAGCAAGTACAGGCGGATGGGGATCTAATGACCGTCGCTCAGAACCTTGATCGTCGCATCACCATTCGCCGCCAGACAGAAGGCGGAAGGGACGAATGGAACCTGCCAACTCCGGGAGAGGCGATCGAGTTTACCGTATGGGCAGCGCGCCAGGACGCCTCCGACGGCGAGCGCATGGCGGCGGGCAGCGTCGGCGGCTATCGCATGACGCGGTTCATCGTCCGCCACTCAGAGCGCACAGCCGGAATTCTGCCGAGCGATGAGTTGGAGCACGAAGGTCGCAGGTACAATATCATCGGCATCAAAGAGACGCAGGGTGGTCGCCGCCGCTTCATCGAGATCACCACGAATGTGGATACCGATAGATGAAGACGACGGTGCGCACAGAAGGCTTCGAGGAGCTGGATAAGGCTTTAGCTGAGCTCCCAAGAGCCACCGCCAAAAACGTGATGCGTCGTGTTCTGCGGAAGGTCGCGCAGCCGATGGCCGACACGATGAAGGCGAAGGCCCCCGATGACCCGAAGACCGGCGGCAATGACCTCCGCTCATCCATAGGCGTTGGCACGCAACTCTCGAAGCGGCAACGCGGCTTGCACCGGAAGATGTTCAAGGACGACAAGGCGTCTGTTGAAGTGTTCGTCGGGGCAGGGCCCGTCCCCCACGCGCATATGCAAGAATTCGGCACGAAGCGTCACGGGCCTCAACCGTTCGCCCGCCCCGCGTGGGACCAGCACAGGGAAGAGCTTCTCCCCCAGATAGGCGAGGAAATGTGGGCCGAGATTGAGAAGGCCGCGCAGCGTCTCGCACGCAAAGCCGCCCGACAGGCAGCGAAAGGCAAATAGCTCATGGAAGCAGCATTGCTATCCCTGCTTGCGCCGGTCGCAGGGGGGCGGAGGTACTATGTGCGAGCGCCCCAGGGTGAGCCATATCCACATCTTGTCCTGAACCGGGTCTCGGGCAACCCCAACTACACGATGGGGGGGCCAAATGGGTTCGTTCGGACGCGGGTGCAGATCGACGTCTACGGGAACACCTGGCCGTCGACGTTCTCAACGGCGCAGGCGGCGCAGGCTGTGCTCTCCGGCTTTACCGGCGTGGTTGGCTCGACCCGTTTCCAAGGCATCTTCATCGAGAGCGTCCAAGACCTGCCGGCCTCGGATGCTGGGGACGTTACGCAGCTCTACCGCATATCCATCGACATCATGATCCACCACAATCCTGCATAGGAGCACCGAAATGACCGACGCAATGATCGGGTATCAGACCAAATACAGCATCCGCGCAACTGCCGGGTCGATCGGCACGCTCACGGAGATTGCCGAGGTGATTAATGTGACACCCGGCGAGGCGACCGCTGACCGCATCGACGCGACCCATATGCAATCGCCCAACCGCCGACGCGAATACATATCGGGCCTCATCGACAACGGTGAAGCGTCTTTCGAGATCAACTGGGTGCCGGGTTCTACGACCGATGAGTTCATCCGAGGGCTATTTGAAAGCGGCGAGACGCGGGAGCACCAGATCGAATTCCCGAACGGCGTGACGGTGACTTACGAGGCCAGCATCATCGGCTATTCGAAGGCTATCCCGATCGATGACCGCATGACCGCAACGATCACTATTGCCGTTTCCGGCGCTGAAACGTGGGCGGAGGCGGAGTAATGGTGAACGACATTAGAGGTGAAGTCGGCTTCACGGCGCTCGATAAAGATTGGACGCTGAAGCTGGGGAATGGTGCCGTCCGTCACGTTGAGAACGAGACAGGCAAATCCTTCACCCAGATCGGCAAGGACTTGTCGAATGAGGCAACGGCATCAATCTCACTTCTTACGCAGGTATTTTGCGCTGCGCTCAAGCGTCATCACCCAGATGTCACGATGGAGGATTGCGACGACATCATAGATGACATCGGCCACGAGCAGGCTGGCACGCTACTTGGGAAGGCGTTCGAACTGATGCAGCCAAAGGGCGCTAAGGCAGGTGCTGCGCGCCCTCGGAAGGCGACGACCGGATAGACTGGCCGTCGCTGATTACTGCATGGTGTGAGGCGGGGCAGCCGTATGAGCTGTTCTGGGAACTGACGCTCTACGAAGTCAGTCTTATCATCGAAGGCGTGTCGAATAATTGGAAGCGAGCGCATGACGAACTGCTCTTCCATGCTTGGCATACGGCATATCTCACTGCCTATGCGCCTCAGAAACCCAGCAAGTTCGTAAAGCTGGAGAAGCTCATAGGCGCAGCGAACCGTCCCCGTGGCAGGCGGATGACGCCGGAAGAACTCGAGGCGGTCACGCGTTCTTGGCTGGCAGGGCGAAAGTGTAAGCCGCAGTAAGCGACGTGGGGCCGCACCCTCCCTCTGCCAAGGCCCACGCGTTTCGGAATGAGAGTCAGATAACATGGCATCAGCGGTAATCGGCGCTCTGCGCGTTAACCTTGGCCTCGACAGCGCCGAGTTTCAGAACGGCCTGAAGAACGCGGAGAAAAGCACCAGCACCTTCGGCAAGGGTCTTAAGGTCGCTTTCACGGCCGTCGCGGCGGCTGGCGCTGCTGCTTTGGCTACCCTCGCTGTCTCGCTTAAGAACACGCTTGCATCTGTTGATGATATCGCCAAGCGCGCACAGGTCTCTAATACCTCATTCGAGAGCTTCCAGCGTCTTGCATATGCCGCACGCACTGTTGGCATCGAAGCCGACAAGCTAGCGGACATTTTCAAGGACGTGAACGATCGCATCGGTGATTTCAGCCAAACCGGTGGCGGCCCGATGGCTGACTTCTTTGAGAACATTGCTCCGAAAGTCGGTGTGACCATCGACGCCTTCAAGCGCCTTTCCGGTCCAGAAGCGCTGCAGCTCTACTACGACAGCCTCCAGAAGGCGGGCGTTAATCAGCAGCAGATGACCTTCTACCTGGAGGCCATGGCGTCTGATGTGACGGCGCTCATCCCGCTGCTGGAACAGGGCGGTGAGGGGTTCCGTAAGCTAGGCGAAGGCGCTTCGGTTATTTCGGGCGAGGATGGCGCGCGCCTCAGTGCCTTTAACCAGTCGATGCGGGACTTGGGGCAAGCGTTCAGCGACGTCGCCCTCGCAGCAGTGGCGTCTCTCGCCCCGGCACTCTCTGTCGTGGCGGCTGGCTTCGATGCGTTTAGCGGGTTCCTCCGACAGATGATCCAGTACCTGCCTACTGTTGCAGAATATGCGGCAGTGGCGGCCGGTTCCTTGGCGATCATGGCGGCTCCTGCTATCGTCGCGTCGGTACTGAGTTTAGCCGCTGCCATTAAGGTCGGTCTCGTCGGGGCATTAGCTCTATTGAAGACGGCTATATTGGCAAACCCCCTCGGTGCGCTTGCTATCGGGATTGCTGTCGCTGTGACCGCGATCTACCATTTCCGAGACGAGATCCAGAAGGCCATCGGCGTTGATGTGGTGCAGGTCGTGAAGACGGCCGCAAATTTCGTCATCAACTCTTTCCGAGCGGCATTCGCGGACATCCAGTTCGTCTGGGAAAACTTCGGCGATATTATGGGGGCGGCCGTCACCGGCGGCGTCAACGCTGCCATTCGAGCGATCAACGGCCTTATCGAGAAAGCGGCCCAGGGCATTGACTGGCTGATTGAGAAGGTCAATTCGATCCCCGGCGTTGACATACCCTTGGTCGGGGGCAGCGGCGGGCCACTTAGTGAGCTGGACAACCCATACGGGGATCGTCTTGGCGCTGCCAATGACGCGCATTCTGCGGCTATCAGCGACATTATGTCCAGCGATCCTATCGGCGCGCTAGGGGCAGCATTTGAGGCGTCTACGCCTGCCGCTCTAAATTTCGCATCGGCTGTGAACCAGGCCAGAGATGGCATCAAGGGAGTAAGCGATGCCATAAATGGCGGCGAGAAAAGCGGCGGTGGTGGGGCTGGAGGAGGGGCAGCCGAAGGAATGCTGTCAGGTCTCGAGCAGCTTCGCCAGTCGCTCATGACCGCGGAAGAAGCCGAGCGCAACAGTTATGCGAACCGGCTGATTGCGATCCAGGAGTACTTCGACGCCGGCCTGATCCAAAAAGCTGAGTATGACGACCTGACGGAGCGGGCTCACCAAGAGCATACCGATCGCATGGCTGAAATCACCCGGCGCGGCGTCGAGCAGGAAATGCGCATGCGAGGCCAGGTTGTCGGCAACCTCAGCAGCGTCATGGGTTCTCTGAGCTCTATCCTTGAGAAGACTGGAGACAAGAACCTGGCGGCCGCCAAGGCGTTCGCTGTGGCCGAAGCAGTCATCAACACGGCTCAGGGCATCACCAAGGCACTCGCGCAGGGTGGCATGTTCGGCTTTGCCGGTGCTGCGGCGGTTGCCGCGGCTGGCGCGGCGCAGATCGCGACCATTCTCAGCGCCAACAAGGGCTCTTCTCGTCGGCCTGCAGTCAGCGGCTCAGGGGCTTCCAGTGGGTCAGGAGAAGCAACACGGAACGACACGCCATCCGGTGGCACGGTGAACCTCCAGATCCAGGGCCTGAGCCGCGATGAGTTGTATTCCGGCGAGCAGGTGCGGGAGCTGATGGACAGAATGGTCGAGTTGCAGCGCGACGGATATCAGCTCGTGGTGGTCGATACATGATTGTAATTTCTCGTGCGCTTAGCCTTGCACCGGGCTATGCGCCCAACGCCACATTCCCGGTCATCGGCTGGCAGAATGTCCTCACGCCGAGCGGCATCACGGCAGGGAATACGAACCCCTCGTTCCCGGCGAGCAACTTGGCTCGGCCCTCGACAGCCGAGCGGTGGCAGGCCCTCACGACAGACGACCAGTACCTGACCTTTCAGACTGGTGGCGCAGAGGCGGATTACGTCGGCATCGCACGTCACAACCTCGGCAGTGGGGCTGTGATCGTATCAGTCGAGGCGGAGACGCTTGAGGCGCCAGGTGAGTGGATTGAGGTAGTTGAGGACTTCATGCCGGCGAGCGACGGCCCGATCCTTGTTCGCTTCGTGGCCGGCTCGTTCAGCCGCATCCGGGTCCGCCTTCAGCCTGATATGGTGGTCCCACGCATTGCCGTCGTGTTCATCGGCAAGCTCCTCGTGATGGAGCGGAGCGAGATGCCGGACGTGACGCCGATCCCGTTCGCTGCATCGAATGACGTGGTGCGTGCTCGCGCGCAGAGCGGAGACTACCTCGGTTCTATCGTCCTGCGGCAGGGTCTCAAGACATCCATCAAGTTCCAATACCTCTCACTCGATTGGTATCTCGCGTACATGCAGCCCTTCGTGGACGCGTCTCTAACGCAGCCATTCTTCTATGCATGGTCACCCGCCGAGTTCCCTGATCAGGTTGGCTATGCCTGGACCACGGCTGACGTTCGCCCATCCATCGACATACCGCGCTTCGTGGAAGTGCAGCTTTCGCTCGAGGCCGTCAAAGTATGAAGTCGCTGACCTTCATCGAAATCGACATCGACTATTGCGAGCTCGCATATGGCGTTGGCGCATGCACAGCCGTTCTGGGCGAGGACAGCACCCGCAAGTGCTTCAACACGATATCGACGTGCGCCAAGCGCGAAGACCTGCAGCTGGGCAAGGTGACGCTGCGCTTCGGCATCCCCACGGACTATCTGGCAGAGAGCGGCATCGACTGTATCCCGAACATCGAGGCGGTATCGATCACGCCGGCGGTGGTGTCGCTCGGCAAGGATCTGGGAACCCGCGCTTCAGTCCGGGTGACCTTCTCCGATCATCGCTGGGCTGATACCGGCCCTGGGTTCGACAAGTACGTTTCAGAGCGGGAGTATGACCCGTTCGCGCAAGGCACCTTCTGGGGCAAGTTCCGCGCCAGACAGCCGTTTCTGCGCAACCGTGCGCTGAGAGTTATCCGCGGAACCCTCGGCCAGACACTCGATCAGATGGAGACGCGGCACTTCATCATCGATAGCTTCAACGGCCCCGGCACGGATGGCAATTACTCGGTCGAGGCGAAGGACGTTCTCAAACTGCTCGACGGCGACCGTGCACAGGCCCCGCGTGTGAGCCAAGGGTTCTTGACCGCAACGCTTCTGAAGGAGGCGACCACTGCAACTCTCAACCCGGCAGGTATCGGGAACCTCGAATATCCATCTTCTGGCTTCGCTGCCATTGGAGGCAAGGAGATCGTCGCGTTTACCCGTTCAGGCGACACGCTGACGCTGACGCGGGGGCAGTATCAAACCGAGGCGGCCGAGCACGCGGCGGGTGATCGGATCCAGCTTTGCTTGCGGTACACGGGACAAGATCCGGCCAACATCATCGCAGACCTGATGGAGAACTACGGCGAAGTACCGGGTTCGTACATTCCGGTCGATGATTGGCGCGACCAAACGTCCAACTTCCTGCGCAGGCAGTATTCGGCGCTCATCGCAGAGCCGACCAGTGTCCGGAAGCTGATCTCCGAACTGGTCGAGCAGGCGGCGCTGTCGATCTGGTGGGATGAAATTGGCAAGCGGGTGAGGCTCATCGTCTTGCGCAGCATCCCTGATACGGCAGGCCGGTTCTACGATGAGAATATCATCGAAGGCAGCATGCGCATCCAGGAGCAGCCCAACAGCCGCATCAGCCAGATCTGGACCTACTTCGCGCCGATCAACCCTCTGAAAAAGGTGGACGACGCCGACAACTACCGATCGATAGCGGTGACTGTCGATGCCGAGGCTGAGAGCGATTACGGCTCGCCGGCCATCAAGAAGATATTCTCGCGTTGGATACCTGCGGGCGGGCGGCAGGTGGCGATGCGTGCGAATGACATTCAGCTTGGACGCTTCCGGAATGCGCCGCGCCGGTTCAGCTTTGAGCTATTCCGCTATACGAGTGACCGACCCTTGATTGGCTCTGGCTATCAGGTGGAGGCGTGGCCGCTGCAGACCGCCACCGGCGAACGAGACACGATCCCAATCCAGTTTGTGAAAGTCACCCCGGATGCGGATTTCTATAAGGCCGAGGCCGAAGAACTGCGTTTCGTGGAGTTTGATGAAGGTGACCTGGACAACCGGGTGATCGTCTTTGACGCGAACGTGTTCAACGTCAACCTCCGCACAACCCATGATCTTCTATACCCTGCGCCGGTAAGCGGCGACGAGGTCACTTGCATCATCGAGACCGGAGCGATTGTCGGCTCTCAGCTCGAGGGCGTTCCAGCCTTCGTGGTTGGGAGTTGGCCGTCTGGGGTAACGATCAATCTTCTAGTCCGCGGTCGCATACAGGGGATGGGTGGCGCTAGTGGGCGGAGTTCCTCGGGTGGGGCTGGCTATGTCGCGGCGAAACCAGGGGGCACAGCACTCTACGCTAGGTATCCGATCAAGATCACAGCATCAAATCAGATCTGGGGCGGCGGCGGCGGCGGTGGCGGCGCTCGTGGCGGTGGCACTATTGGTTACGCTTCAGGTGGTGGCGGAGCTGGGTTTGTGGGAGGGGCTGTTATAGCTGAGCAAAGCAGCTACAGCGGGAATATGACCCCGCCGCAGTCTGGCAGCCCATCGGCAGGTGGAGAAGGTGGCAGGATTTGGGGTACGGGGAACCCCTCGTACAACATCCTCGGCGGCAAGGGCGGCGGCCCGGGCCTAGCCGGTGAAACCGGTACAGGGAGCGGGGTGACCGCTCCCGGTGCGGCTGCAGGCACGGCTATCGACGGCGATTCATTCATCACTTTCACGAGCGGCGTCGGAGACATCCGCGGTCCCCGCGTGAACTGATCCAGCATGGATGGAGATGCATCAATGACGCTCTATGCGCTGGTGGAGAACGGCTCGTTGCTACGGGTGATGCAGAGGCCAAAGCGGCTTAAAGGCAAAGCCCCAGTAACTGACGAAGAGCTTATGCAAGAGGGCATCTACCCGATCCTGGACAATCCTCCCGAGCATGATGAAGCAACGCAGCAACTGGTCCGAAATCCAACGGAAGAGTGGCGGGTCACGGACAATGGCGTTGTCGTCACGTACACGGCAGTCAGAAGGCCCGCTGATGACGTGAAACAGCGTTTCAGTGCGGCCATTCAGGACATGCTCGACACAGCGGCGCAGTCACGACGCTATGACAGCGGGACGACGATCGCCACCTACGTCAACAGCACCAACCCGCAATGGGCCGCAGAAGCTCAAGCCTTCGTCGCTTGGCGTGATGCTGTGTGGGCCTATGCCTACTCGGAACTCGAAAGAGTGATGCGGGGCGAGCGCGACCTTCCGACTGTTCCAGATTTCCTCGCTGAACTGCCAGTAATCACGTGGCCTGAAGTTTAGCGACCGACCCCAAACCCCACTATCCAAATCCCGTCTTACAGCCGCCTTTGAGCGGCTTTTTCCGTTGAGGTAGCAGAATGGCCTATGCTGTTTGGCACGGCGTTATCACCGATCTTCAAGGCAACGTCGTTCCCGGCGCTCAAGTGGAAGTCAGGAGCGAAGTTACGGGCGCTCTGGTCCGCCTGTATGAGGATAGGGACGGGGCGGCCTTCAAGACCAACCCATTCCAAGCTGACGGGCAGGGGCAGGCGTCCTTCTTCGCTACAGGCGGTGCTTACCGGATCATCGCTCGCTCGGGCACGTTCGAACGGGTGTGGCGCTATGTCGGCATTGGGACAGCGCAGGAGGCCGATGTCGAAGCCTTGGGGATGTACCTCCAAGCCGGTCTTGTCACGGTTCAAACCAAGGCCGCCTTGACCGCGGTCGTCCCCGATAGCTACCCGATGGGCGGCGTGGTGCTTGCCGACCCGGTGGGGGCCAACAATGGCTACTACACCAACCAGGGAAGCGGGTGGGTCTTTGCGCGTCCGTTGCCTGACACCTTCGCGCGTCTCTATGTGACTGGCGGGACAGCAAATGCAGTCCACGCAACGCTAGATGCGGGGGTCAACCCATCCGCACCTTCTGTCTTTTTCATCGACGTTGAGACGCCAAACACTGGCCCGGTCACGATCACGATCAACGGCGCGAACACAGGTCCGGTACTCAACGTCGCTGGCAACCCACTGGTGGCGGGCGAGTGGCAGGGCCGCATTCTGTTCAGTCGTGAGAGCAGCGGCGATTACAAGATAGTGCTGAACGATCCTGCTTCAGCATTGTCGGCTGCGCTGTCGGCAACGCAAGCCGGAGACGCAAGGGATGCCGCTCAGGCGGCTCGGGCAGGGGCTGAAGACGCCAAGGATGACGCTGCTGCGTCGGCGGCCGCGGCGGCTACGAGCGAAAGCAACGCGGCAGCCAGCGCGTCCAATGCAGCAACGAGCGAAAGCAATGCTGCGGCAAGTGAGACTGCCGCCGCCGGTAGCGCTTCGACGGCCAACGGCGCAGCCACGACAGCAACGACGCAAGCTGCCGATGCTGCATCAAGCGCTACGGATGCCGCAGCCAGCGAAGCCAATGCGGCTGCAAGTGAAGCAGCGGCCGGCCTGCATGCCGACCGGTCCGAGAACGAAGCTGACCGCTCGGAGGCTGAGGCGAACCGCGCCGAAGCTGCTGCTTCGTCCATCAGCAACCCGGTATCCTACAATGCTCAAAGCCCGAGCAGCGCAGAGCAGGCGCAGGCGCGCTTGAACCTTGGCATCACTGACGATGCGAATTTCGTGCAGGAGCAGGACAGCAGAACCGCGGCCGAGGGGCAGTCTTTCAAGCCTGATGTGAATTGGGTTCGTACTGCTGGCTTTGCCGCCCCCGGTGATGGTGGTGGTGCGCTCTATAAGCGCGTATCGTCTGAGCCGTCCCACGCTGGTAAATTCCAGTCGGCCGATGGTGCGTGGTGGGAGATTGATGAGGTTGTGCCAAACGTGCGTATGTTTGGGGCTAAAGGCGATGCAACCACAAACGATCAGGCCGCCGTTTCTGCTGCCGTGGCTTTTGCCTACTCAAGGGGTTTGGATATGTACTGGCCGTCTGGTCAGTACCTGACTACCGCCAGCATTACGAACTTGCACAACGTCCGCCATCGCGGTTCCGGCTCAGTAAAGCGCGGCAGCGCTTTGTTTTATGTCGAGCCCGGCAAAAGCAACAGCAACATTATTTACGTGGCCACGACCGGTAACGCCAACAACGACGGGCTCTCCGCGTCTCAACCTATCAATACGATGCAGGGCGGGCTCAACGCGATGGAGAGCTACGGCCCGGTGCTCAACGGTTCGTGGACGCTCCAGGTCGCGGCCGGCACGTACGCGGAAGAGGTCACCACCGGCCTTCGCTCCGCCAACGCGGTCAACATCAAGGGCCCCGATGTCTCGGGGGGCGTGCCTACCGTGATTTTGGACGGCGGTTCAGGCGCCCGAAGCTTCGGCATCTACGCAGGGCCCTACATCAACTTCAACGTGTTCGACATCAAGGCGCAGAACTACTCCGCCTACGGCTTCGTGGCGCACAACGCCAGCATGATGAACCTTTACAACTGCCACAGCTCTGGGTCGACTGAAGCGCAAGCTAACGCGGAAGACCGATCGCGCCTGTACATCCTCGGCGGCATATACAATGGCGGCAAGTACGGCGTGCGCATCTACTCGCAGTCGACCGGCTCGATCCGCAAGGACACCCGGTACAACACAGCGGCGCAGTTCAACAACGCTACGGCTGCCGGCATCTACATCCGCGAGAACAGCAACGCGCGCGCCGATGACTTCACGTCTAACGGCTGCGGCATCGCAGCTAACGCGGCGAACGGCCGGCTCCACATCGTAAACGCCACGATCACCAACGCCCCGGTTGCCTGCCAAGCTGATCGCGGTGGTGAAATGTACGATGACGGTGTCACCTACGGCACCGGCGTTACCGTACGCCGCAGGCGCCTGTCGGGCGGGCGGTTCCTCGCCCAATCCTCGGCGGTGTCCGAGAACAGCTTCATCAATACCGCCGAGCTTGTTCACACAGGCTCTACGACGCTAGCCACGTTGTGGCAGGGGCCATCCATTGAGGCCTTGGAGCTCAGCAATCCCGGTAGGGCCATAGAGGTGGAGATCCGTGGCAAGTGGGGCTCCGGCGCTACCGCCACTACGCTCTACATCGCGCTGGAAGGTAGCACCGGGAACCTGTCGCAGGTGAACTCGCCGACGAACTCGCCCAACGTGTTCGTCATCCGAGCGGTGATCATCCCACGTGGCGTCAACTCACAGCTGGTGCACACCGAGCTGTTCACCCATGCGGCGGCCTCCTTCACCGCTACCGCAGCGCCCCGGACGGTGGACGTATCTACCGACAGGGCGATCCAAGTGCGCGCGCTGCTCGGCAACTCGGCCGACAGCGTCACCATCGACTACATCAAAATTACGCGGCTAGGTTAAATGTGGAGAGAGGACGACGTCACCTTCACTCGTACGACAAATCTTCGCTTGGATGTATAGGGAAACTACCCGATTGATCACGTTCCAACGAATCGCACTTCCAAACTCTCCCGTGAGATGCAGCCATAGCGACCTCACTGTATCTAGGTCGTTTAGGATGCCGGCATGGTGAAGCCTACTTAGGCATGCTAACGCCAGGTCGACGCTGTCCGATTCGAACGTGCGATACCTAAGAGCGAACGATCTAAACTGTCGCTGCTGTGTGTCTGGAACGATTTCCGTGATTTGGTCCTTTGCCTCGCGCCACTCAGCTTCAACGTTTCTGGGTTCTATCATTAATCCGCTAGACCATGGTTCACCAAGTAATCCGTGTTCTTGCAGGAGTTGTTCCCGTTCAGCATTGTCACGGGGGCTTTCATAACGCAGTGATGCAAGAACTGGGTTGGTCAGATTGATGATATCAAGCTGTGTTTTGGCGCTCCGGAAAACGTCATAGCCCATCCTTTTCGCGGCGAAGAGAGCTTTAGATTGAATCGGCCCAAACTCTGGGCAACTGATGTTGCTTCTGAATCTATCGGAGCAATGAAGGCCGTTTCGGAAGAAGAGATAATGGTTCTCCATTTTTTCCAAAGCGCTACGCCCTGGGATGGATTTGAGTTCATCAGAGAAAAGCTTGTGCAAACGATCAAGAGCAGCCTTTGACGGGGTGAGTGCAGATTTTCGATGTCGATCGAAATAGGCTTTGCAGAACTCGTCGACGCTTGGGATATCAAGCTCAGTACCAAATAGCGTGCGGGAATAGTAAGGCCGCGCGCATATCTCACCGTAGAAACCGTTGAGGCGCGCGGTCTTCAGAAGGCGATTGGCGAGTGTCACCGGCCGATACGAATAGTATGACCCAAGATTGTAGCTCCAATGACTTCCACCAAGAATGCCATCTGCAAGCGGCACCTTTTCGCGCGGGAGAGCATCGAATTTGTAGGAGTAGAGGGATGATACCTCTTGGGCGACCTTGAGATCATTAGGTTCGGCGGCAGAGTAGTGGCTGTTGATCCGGACTCTTTCTGAGCAATCGGGGAAATTAGTGACGGCGCTGAACACCAGTCTGCTGTCAAGCCCGCCAGACAGATCCGTGACCACATGGTTGAAGGAAGGATGCTCTAAGACGGACCTGACGTTCGCGAGAATTTCGTCTTTTGCCTCAAGGAGTAGTTCCTCATACCGGAGCGGATCAAAGGGGGCCTGGTTTTCGAGTGCTGCTCTTAGGCTGGTATCATGAAGCTGGATTTTTCCATTTTTGACGTGAATGCGCTTATCAACCGGTAGCAGACGGACTGGGCTTACTTCCATTTGATGGGTGAAGTTCTGGTGGAATGCCTGCATGGTAGCGAACGCAAACGTTGCTTCATATCTGGCAGGGTCCAAGCTAAGTTTAACGCCTAAGGAGGATGCGAGCAGGAGCAGCAAGTGGTAGCTATTCGAGACTAGAGCCGTCCCATTCATCTCAAGGTAGTATAATTTCGCTATGCCAAAATAGTCACTGCCGCACACAACGGTTGACGTCGAAGGATCTGTAGCAAGATAAGTGTAATTCCCTGTCGGCTCATCTCGGAGAATGTCTGTAAGTTCATTCACATCGTGAAGTCCGAACAATAATCTTCGTTTGTGGAAGCACGATCCTGAAAACACGAATGAACAGTTTGAGCCTTCCGTGAATACCCCGGTATTGGCCATTATGCAGGATCCATCGTCGAGAATGTGTGTCTCGAGGCGCTGGTCAGCTGCAAAAAGTTCAAGTTGCTCTTTAGATTGTATGCCGCCGCTGATGAGCAGGAAGTCGGCATATGGATACGAAGCATGAAACACATCTTCAAAAACTGGTTCCGGAACGGAGCCGTTTATGAATGCGTTAAAGCCATCGGCATCGGATCGATTGAGGAACAGTATCGGGTGAGAGAACGACATCGTATTGACCCCGCCTCTCTTGATGTGTCCCTGGATCGAGTAAAGACCGCTTTCCGTTAGCTCCCATGAAAAATCGTTCTCAGTTGTCCAGGTAGCACTTCGCTGGAGAACCTGCCCGCCCTTCAACAGGTATGTGTAGAACAAGTCATCCTTCTGAACGCCGCCCTCCGGCAAGAGCGTTGCACTCAGATGCCCGTTAATCTCAGTCGTGTCGAACTCGCATCGCGTCTGTCGCGTCATAACCCGATCCTGTTCTTTGATACAGAAGTCCCCGCTAACGAAGTGCATGGATACCCGCCGTCTGCGCTCTTCTAAAATGGTCAATGACCAGCTGCAGCGGCCAGCCAACGACGGGAATCGCTGCCCTTACGAAGGGGGGGCTGACCGCTGCCCGTGAGCTAATAGCTGGTGCAATTTACGCTGTTGCCGAAGCGATTACAGTTGGTTGTCACCGTTCTGCGCTGAGAGGCCGCCGCATGAGTGGCCATGCTTTGACTTGCAGCATCCATGGATGCCCGGGCTTGCCCACGGGAAGATCTGGATTCTGTCATTATGCACGTGGCCATCTCGTTTGTTCCGGGCTGAAATCCATATGAAGCGCATCGCTTACTGAAATAGGCGAGCTGCTGTGCGTAAACAGCGCAACGCAAAAAAAAAGTACCCTCATCCAACACTCCCTCAAAACCAACGTTCATACCTAGCACAACAATTCAGAAGGACCAGACCGATGGAAGCAAACTTCCCGCGATCACTGTCGCTTGTGCGGGCAATGACCAACGCATGAGAGTGGATGAGTGGCAGCAGCGGGGGGGGGGGGAGGCCGGGCTGCTGCCGACGGCAATTTAGCATGGAATATCACATGCGGAAGACGGTGGTTCAATGCAGTCGACCGACAGAGTGGGAGCAAAATCGGTTCGCCCACTCTGCCGACCTGCCACCACCCCGGAAGTTTATCTTCCTCGGTCTTGATCTGCTCAGCAATCTATCCGTTCGGTGGAAGGTTAATCGAATTTGGTGCGCATGAAAAAGCCCGCCCGGGAGGAGGATGGGCGGGCTTATCTAAGATGCAGCACGGGAGGAGGGTGTGCTGCATTCGTGTCGGCGGTTCATCTAGGAGGAGGAGACGGCCGACGGCCCGGTACCTAGGAAAAATAGCCTCGTCTGACCACCTTAAACTACAGCGGTGCGGCGATCTGACCGTGTGTGCCGACCTTTAGTTCAGTTCAGGCCTGATGGCCAAAGCCACCAGAGTAAAAGAGCTACTGCGAAAACCACAGAGCGGCAATAACGACGAGCCCGACAGTGCTCGCCTATTCATCGTGCTTGTCCAGCCAACTCTTCAAGAAGGCAATTTCCTTTTCCTGAGCAGCGACGATTTCTCTGGAGAGTTGGACCAGTTCCGGATCGTTCTCGCCGCTTTCGAGGTACGCTTTAGCCATGTCGATGGCGCTCTGATGATGCGGGATCATCATCTGGGCGAAGTCAACGCCTGGCTTGTCCGACATCTCCATTGCACCCATTTCCCGATCCATCTTCTTCATCGCTTCCATGTAGGCTTTGGAAGCGTCGTTCATGTCCTCGGGTGCATGATGCATTGAACTGTGGGGGTCCTGAGCGATAGCTGGCCAAGCAGAAACACCTGCGAATATCCCCGCTGCGGTGAGGGTGGCTACCAGCGTTTTTTTCATAGTGCGCTCCTGTTCATGTTTGCTGCCGGCGTTGCCGCGGGCGGAGGACCTGACGCTGCTACACCAGTAACGTCGTCAGCCCGGCGACTGATATCTAGAACATAAATTCAAAAGGAAACATAGCGATGGTCGACCTCGTGAAGGGCGACACGCGCCTAATCATTGGCGTGTGCCGCAAGCATGGGCTGCTGCGCAATCAGGCGGCCTATGTGCTGGCGACGGCATATTGGGAAACCAACCGCACCATGAAGCCGGTGAAGGAGGCATGCTGGCTCTCCGAAGACTGGCGGCGCAAGAACCTCCGCTACTATCCCTGGTATGGCCGGGGCTACGTTCAAATCACATGGGAAGAGAACTACAAGCGTTACGCCATCACCGACCCGGACGACGCTCTAAAGCCAGACGTGGCCGCTCATATCCTGGTCGACGGCATGAAGCATGGCAAATTCCGTGGCAAGAAACTGTCCGATTACATCACGCTGCAGAAGTCCGATTTCAAGGGTGCGCGTGACATCATCAACGGCGACCAGAGCAGGGTTGTTGATGGTGAGCGTATCGATGACAAGCTAGCGCGGTTTGCTCGCGAGTACGATGCGCTTCTGAAGGCTGAGGGCTACGGCGAAGAGAGCACCACTCCTGAGCCCAGCATTCCCAAGCTTCCCACTTCAAAAACGGACCTCCCGGCAACCACCCAAAAGAACACTGGCAAGGGCGGGCTCATTGGCCTCATCGTCGCGGCAATTGCAGCAGCGGCCGGAATCTTCTTCGGCATCACAGGAGACTGACCCATGTGGCAGCGTATACGTGAATTCTTCCGCGACTCGGAGACAATCTTCTGGGCTCGCCTCCAGATGCTTGGGGCGGCAATCGTCGCCACCGTGGCTGTGATCGACCCCATGCTTTTCGCGAACTACATCCCGGCGGCCTACCTGCCGGCCTATGTGTTCCTATCCGGCGTCCTCACCGAATACCTGCGTCGGCGCCGGTCTGACCTATGATGGACCTCATCCCTTACATCGTTGGAGCCGTGCTGGCTGTCCTGGGTTTGGGCGGCCTGTGGGTCAAAGCGGAAAACTTAGGCAAGGCGAAGAAGGAAGCGGAGCATGCAAGGCAACGCGAAAAGGATCTTGATCGCATCAAGCGGGCTGCTGATGCCCGGCCTTCTGGGAGCGTGCACGACGACCCATTCAACAGGGACAACGGCTGACGTTTGCCTGATCTGGAAGCCGGTCACGTACTCGGCCAGCCAGGACAGCGAGCAGACGATCGAAGAGGCGCGAGAAAACAACGCAAGGCGTAGCGCTTACTGCGAGGCGAGCCGACGATGATCAACCGCCGTGTTGAATACCTCTCGGCCACGATCATGGTGGGCTGGGCAGGGCTGCTGATCGCCACGAGCGATAACAGCGTTACCTCAAGCGTAGCCTTCGCACCGATGATCAGCCGCGGCTGGACCGAAATCCAGCTGGCCATCATCCTAGGCTTGTTCGGCCTGGTTTGGCTCTGCGCTCTATGGGTGAATGGCCGCTACCGACGAACGCCAGTGTTCCGATGTATCTGCGCCGCTGGGGGCGTTGTCATCTGGAGCCATGTCGGCTTGCAGCTCGTCATCAGCGGCTTCCGGACGGGCATATGGTCCACCGGACTGCCCGTCTACTGGACACTTGCCGCATTCGATCTGGCATCATGTTACCGCAGCGCGGCGGATGCCTACTTTGCTCACCTCAAGGGTAAGCTCAAAGACAAAATGGCAGCCGCGCAGCATGAACCTTGATTCATTGACAACAGCAATCGCCGCCATCGGCGCAGTCATCGCTGCTCTCTTTGGCATCTACAGGGCATCAGGGGGGCAAGTTAAGCCGACAGAGCAAGCACCGGCCCCGACACTCCCGGCAATGGTCAACCAGTACACCAACGGGCTGAAGAACATAGAGAACGAGCTCCAGGCAGCGGTGAGAGTGCTCCACGATACCAAGCGCACGATGGAGACGATCAGCAGCCATCAACAAAAGTCGGTTGGCGAGTTGGAAAGCATCAACCGCATGCTAGGCCGGATCGAGAACAACCAGGCAAATCTTAACCGCACCCTTGAGACGATCAAGAACCACGACGAAACCTCTGTGCAGATCCTTGGGCAGATCAGGGAGTTCGTGCGGGTGAAGGGTATCCACCGGTCGGGGTGAGCTGCCCTGACAGTCACCGGTACCGCTCCCGCGCACTCTTCGTGTGGCGCTTAGTTTGCAACCAGTTTAGCCATAGAGCTTTCATGAACTGGCGAAAGAGAAGGAACTGTGAAGGCAACTTTTCCTTGACTACGCGTTCAGAGAGCCAGCTCAGCGGCGTCATAAGAGCCTTGTTGGGTCTAGGCAGATCCCGCGATCTCGACGTTCTTTAAGGCTTTCAAGATAATATTTTGGGAGCCTTTGATATGCTCCTGCAAAATGTGGGCGGCCGCCAATTCAAGGGAGGGCAGTCCGTTCTTATCACCATATCGCTTCAACGCTGCTGCTTCTTGAAGAGATAAATCAACAGCTAGCAGGACTCTCATCTTGCCTCCCCCAACCGGGTCGGAAACAAGCATATTACATCCGCCAAATCAACTCGTGTAAACACACAATTCCACTACAAAATACCGCCAGATCTTGCAGGAATGCGCGATGCAAGTTGGTCAACGATATACATTAGCTGTGATTCATCCACAGGCTTGCGAAGGATTGGCGCTCCGCTAACAATCTCGCCACAAAGCTGATGTGGGTCGCTTACAGCGCTTGCCACGACGAAGGGAATGCTCCGGTCTTTCAACACCGCCGCAACCGGCGTGACCAGCTCATCACGAAGATTGACATCAAGGATCGCGACTGTAGGAAGTTCTTCTTCGAGGATCTGCAGGGCGCGGTGGACACTTGGAGCCGGTCCCAAAACGATCCAACCATGATCCTCAAACACATGGGTTAGATCCATCGCGACGAACAATTCGTCTTCGACGATAAGAACACTTCTTGGCACGCCCCAGTTCTCCACTACAACTCGTTCCGGCCCGCGAACGTCTGAGGGCTGCAATGGTTCCCATAGAGGAGTGTGTAACTGCGGCGGTAGAACTGTAGCAGTGGCCAGCTTTGATGCTTGACGCATCACGGGGGGTGGGGGGCGTGCTGACCACTGCCAATAGCCACCTAACATCAGAGAACTAATTTGGTAAGATGTTAAATGCGCACGGGCACTTCTGCCGTCACTGTTTCCGCTGCTGATCAGGCTCGAAGTGCGAAATCCCCTGGATCTCACACAGCTTGTTCGCGCATGCAGCCGAAAGATCGTTCCAAAGGGCATCGAGATTGTCGATGAGCATCTGAAGGTCTTCATCGACATCGCCTTGTTCCATTATCAAATGGATAGTTGCACGACAGGTGGCCTCAGCTTCTATCAGTGCGGTGTAAATCGCCATCGCTTGCCTGAGATTTAGATCCTTCTTGGTCAGGATGGTTTCGATGTCGCTTTCCAGCCGATCCGCAATCATGCCTTGCTCAATGAGCGACTCCACCAAGGCAGGGTCCATGGCGTCCTCCATGCAAGTGAGCGGCCAATCTGCTTGTAAGTAGATATCGCGCTCTTGGCTGCCGGCAAATCAATGATCAGCGTTCAGTGAAACAATCGAGTGGTGATGCTGCTCCCGGATAAGAATGATCCGCATCGCGCCGTGGCTGGCTTTCAGATGCCCGGCGAGCGCAATCAAATCTTTCGTCTGTCGGGAGCGTTGGACGGAATTGATTCTCTTCTAAACGCGTTCCACGACCGTCGCATCGGACTTTGTTTTCTGCTTCGCTCAATGCGGCCAATACGGCATCGTACATCTATGCAGCTGAGGTGGGGGGCAACGTCGTCACCGTTACATATGACGCTTTCGTAAAGAGAGTTCGTGAAGGCGAGGGCGTGCACCGCTCGGGGGTGAGACAAAATCTCAGTTGACTCTCTACGCAATGTTCTCATTTTGTTCGCATGGTCAATACAGCCGCGCCCGGATACGCCTACCCAGTTTCCAAGCTGATCCAGCATCGCTTGATCCTGCGCGTTCGTTGCCACACTTGCAAGACGCTGCACCATTACCGGCCCGAGGACTTGATCCAGATCTTCGGCGATGCCGATGTGAACAGTCTTCATCGCCGGATGAAGTGTGAACAGTGCCGACGCAACTCAGCTCTAAGCGTGGATTTTTTCCAACCGGTGGGCTCTGACGCAATCGGTCTCAAGATCCGCCGCTTGGTGGCAATCAAGCTTCTTCGCGTGCCGGTCTGGCGGGAAGAATGA